TAAGTTCTTTTTTCATTTTCTCTCCTTGACTTTTCAACTAAAAGCAAGATCCACTCTCTCCAGCTTTCTGCATCAGAGAGCTCTTTGGCCTTTCTTATCTTTCTGAAATCTTTATCTTCAAAGTTTATGTTTATTGTTTTCATTTTATCATGTTGTAAGAAAGCTACATACAACCTGAGGATTTGGTTATAAGCTTTGGATAAGCTAACCTCAGGACTTTATTGTCCTCACTTTCTTACTATCTAACTAAGTTAGGGTACTATTTAAACCTTTCGTTTTGTCTTTTTGTCGTCGGTAAAAACCCTTTTAGGTCTGTAAAAATCCCCATATTTTTGTTTATAATCGAATTGATATTTAATAATCTGATTATTTAAATCAGACATATATTCTTCATTATCAGATTTGGTTTTCATAAAATAAAGTGTTTCAATCAGAGCTTCTAAGTTTTTCCTTTTCATGCTGTTCTTTTAAACATATAAACTACTATGTATGGCTGAACATTATTATGTGCTCCACCCCCACCTGTTGAGCCTGAAGCTGTTGAGGTATATGTCCCATCACCAGTCGACATACTTGTCCCAAGAGCAGGAAAGTTTCTATTCTTTGCGTCCATCTTATCGTAGGTGTGAGTATGGGCAGGCATTTCTGTTGTTGTTAGAGTGTGAGTTTTACTTCCGCCAGTTTCTTCTGAAGTATCAAAATCAGTATCTCCTGAGTCTAAACCAACTAAAACTTTCCCAGCTCCGAAAGTTGCCCAGGTTCCAATCCCTAAAACTGTTGCTGGATTTGTGGAATTTGTAGAAATATAAAGAGAGCCAACTGGATAGATGGTTGAGATTACAGAATGGGGGTCTGTTGTATCTGCAATATGAGTGTCTATTTGTGCGTGAGTGTTTGTTCCGATGTTTGTTATGTTTGTGTGGTCAATACTGGCTTCTGTGAAATGTTCTGTTGCTGTAAAGTTAGTCAGTTGGTCATGGTCTATATCTGTAGTTAAATTATGATTATTTGTGATAGTATTATGGTCTATATCAGTCGTGAGATTATGTGTATTAGTAATTGAGTTATGGTCTATATCAGTTGTTAAATTATGATTGTTTAAAATTGTGTTGTGGTTAATATCTGTTGTGAGATTATGATTATTAGTTATGGTATTATGGTCTATATCTGTTGTTAGATTGTGAGTGTTTGTGAGATTATTGTGGTCAATACCGCTCTCTTTCGCATCTACCACTGAATAATTAGGCAGAAATATCTCAGTGGCTATCGGCGTTCTTTGTTCTGCCTGCCTTTTAATGCTTTTCAGAATATCTGGTTTTCTCCCAGAGCCATCACCACCCATTTAACCAATCCCAACCTTATCGCTTTCGCTTCTAAGGTCTATTTCCTCGACTTCTAACTCAGTAATTCTGCCTTCTTGTTTGGTAGTTCCTGCTGTTAATCCTTCCACAACAGGCCATTCCCTTTTTAGAAATCGACTTCCAGACTTTCCAGTTCCTACATTAACCATTTAAGAATAAGTAATAGCTACTTTTTATTTTTTTGCTTTTTAAGTCCATAAAGGAATGTAATATCTAATCCTTGTCACACTGTCCGTTATAGGCAACCATTTTGAAATAGTTGCTGTTCCTACTGCTGCGGGAGCCACATTTGAAATAGTGACTGTGTTTGTTCCATTATCCGTCGCGTGTCCTCCATCTACCTCAATCCCATCATTTGAGTTGCTATTTTGGATGACTAGACTTTCATCTCTCTGATTTCTACTACCCATTTATTTTTTCCCCGTAGATTTAGTTTCAGTTTTAGAAGCAATATCCTGATACTTTGAGTGCTTAAGCCTTCTTTCAGCTTTAGCTTCATAAATCTTAGCTTCTTCTGTATTTCCAATTGATTTAAAGTGTTCTGCTAATCTAATACATGTTTCATATGTCATTTTATACTACGGTGTCTGTTGTGAGATGGACTGCTTTAGGGTCTGTCAATATGGCTTCGCCTTCTTCCCACACTCTTATTTTAGTTCCAATACCTACATCTTCGATTGTTCTGGAAGTCATTCCCATGAAGGTCTTCCATGTGCAAGCTCTTTGAGGTATAAACATTAAAGCATAGTCGGTAGTTGCATTTTGAGATACAACAACTCTGCAGCCTAAGATTTCCATAACTACTCCATCTCCAACTCTTTGTGATGCGAAGCTTGGAATACTTGAGCCTTTCACTGAAATTAGAAAGTTCAATAGGTTTTCATGCTCAATAGGATTTATGTATAAAACTGCTCCTTCTGGGTCATAACCCTGAGCTCTTATCTTTCTCTTTCCAACCATGATGTCTTTAATAGGATTTCCAGTTGCATCATCGTCCCAGCCATCGGCTACGGCTGCTGTGCTAAGTATGTCTGAAGGACTTAGGTTTTCTGTTAGGACGTTGAATATTCTTGTATCTACTTGGTTCATTACTGCTCTGACTAAATCTCTTAAGTTAGTTGCTAAAATATCAATATCGCTGTCTTTGATATCCTCATCAGATAAGACTGGACTTTCTACAAAGTATTTTCTTACATAAGAAGTGTTTCTTGTCCATGATTGCTCGACTATTGTTGGCTGTGATAGATGGCTCACATTTGCAATAGTGTTGCCTGTCACTCCTGTTGTTGTTGTTCCTGTTATAACTCCTGCGGTTTTCTTATACCAGCGTATCTCTCTCGCTGCTGTAGGTGTGACTGTGACAAATCTCTTTAATATGATTTCCTCATCTGCGAAGCCTTTAGCCAGCTTATCAATATCAATTCCTCTTATGTCTGCCTGTGCGCTTTTATCTGCCATTATTCTTCTTCCTCATTTTCAGCATCTTCTTCCTCAGTTTCCTCAGTTTCCTCGTTCATCTTATATTTACATCTACTAAGATAGTGTTTCCTGTAGTCCCACTCTCTAAAGTTGTGCCGATTATTCTTGAGCCTGACATAGCATTTGCATCTACAGCTCTGACATGATTTAATGAAGCGTCAGAAGCTACGAAGTCGCCTACTGCGCAAGTGCCTGATAGTGTCATCTTGAAAACTCCATCTCTGAAAACAGATAGAGATACATTTCCGTCAGAAGCAATCTTCTCTGCTGCTGCCACTCCGGCAATAGCGTCGTTTGCTGCTGCCTGTGCTGCTGCTGCTCTCTGTCCAGATAGTTTTAATAGTGTGCCTTTTTCGATGCCAGTTCCGTCGGCTACATAGAAATCGATAGCATTAGATTTTCTTATTACTTGTACTGCTTCGTTTGCCAATTAATTTTTACTTCCAAGAAAGACAAATAATCCAAATATTTAAACTTTTCCATTTTTAAGAGCTTCTCTCACTTCTGTCACAAAAGGATTTATCCTGTTTGTAACTTCTATTTCAGCTTTATTCCAGTCATTCCTGTACCACCACCACCCGAGAATAAATGAGAATATTGCCCAGATTATTAATAGCATTATTGTGATTTTTAAATTGTCTAATTTCACAATTTCATAAACAGCAAAAAGTCCGAAAGCATATTTAATCTTATCAGTCAAAGCCATGCCTTTATCGAGATAGTGCTTCCATAGAATTAATTTAAATTTTAACTCCCATCTCATCTTGCTATTACTCCAAGCCCTTTGAGTATTTCTTCATATCTTCCACTGGTCAAAATCTCAATACCCCAATTTACCGCAGAACTAAACCCTATTGCGTAGCCAGCTGCAAAACCTATGGCTCCGCCTAAGAGTAATGCGTAGATTACGTCTTTTGCCTTAAATTCCCTCATGACTGAAGCCTTTTTTTGCATGTTTCTTATCTATGAATTTGCTTTTATTCGGGTCTGAATAATCAAGCCATTTGTCTTTTTTAGTTCCAATACCTAAGATTTCAATATGCTCTGGAGCGTGCATGCCTAATTTTCCTTTAGTTTTATCATACTCAATCTTATCTAATTTCATGGCTTTTCTCATTCCCCATGAGAACTTATCTAAGTGAGGATTTATTGCTTTTCCTTCTCCACTTTGTAGAATGTGATTTAAGACCTGGTCTTTATAATCTTCCGGGAATGATACGTCCCAGAGCTGCACTGGACACACTCTAATAGGAAGTAAGTCCTTTTTCATAACTCTCTCTTTCTGGTCGAAATACTCAAAAGGCAGAAATCTTGTCCTTAACTCTGTTATAAATTCCTCTACACTTTCATATCTTCCTCTTGTTAGAAATACAAAATGCATCAGACTTTTCCAGACATTATTCTTTTTGCATACTCGGCTGGAGTTTCCTCTTTGAGCGCTTCTGGTCTTGTTGCGTCAGTTCCACCACCGAGAATGTTTCTGGCTGTGAGTTCTTTGAGCTCTTGGATATTCTTTTCAAGTCTGGTATTTTCAAGTTCCAGTTTTTCTCTTGCCTCGTTTGCCTGCTTAACTGCCAGAGGCGTTTCTGGCTTATTCCTTGTTTCAGTATCTCCAGCTGCTTCTGTTTTTCCCTCAGCCTCTTTCTTTTCCTCAATCGTCATATTAACCCCCTTTCACCAATATTTATGTTTTCTCCCGAAATATTTTAAAAATTCGAGCATTACTCCAAAGATAATTAAGACAAAACCCAGCCCGCCATGAGATAAGTCATTAACAACCCAAGCTGTACCTGTCGCTGTCAGTGCTATCGCTGCTGTGTTAATTATGGTTTCTATGATTGCTTTGTGTTCGTTATTATTCTGTTGTTTCATTTTCTTCTCCGAATGTAATGGAAGACACTCTAATATTCTGAGGATTTGGATTTAATAAAGCCGTTGATAGTTCCCTCTCTAAAGTTGGGAATGTATAATCCTCGAATATCTCAAAACGGGCGAGTTCTTTTGTAGCATCTACTCCGACTGCTTTGGCGAGCCACTGGTCTTGATTTGCTTTTGTCACTCCTCTCCTTCTCCTTATCTCTCCATAACTCTCATAAAATATTAAGACTGCTTCGTTCGGGTCATCTCCAGAATTTATCAATCTAATCGCATCGTTCATGTTTCTTTCTAATTGCCTCACTGACAGAGTTCCAGTTCCAATTTGTCCAGTAATCTGAGCCCTTATGTTGCTTCTAATCCCCTGCAAAGCCCCACCTGCAAAACCTATTGCTGCTCCGGGTATTGCTCCAACACCACCCCCACCAATAGCGCCAGCAATAGCTCCTGTTCCTGCTCCTATTCCTGCTCCTGCTGTTCCAGAGGTTATTGCCTGAATTAAGTCTAATTGGTCTGGAGATAAGTCCTCAAAATTAAGTTGTTGAGCTCCAAGTAAGCTCATTAGTTCAAGAGCTTGCTGTCTATTTTCTCTTTGTGAAACTTCCTGTCTTGTGACTGCTCCCTGAATATCTTCCGGCATCAATCCCCTTCTTGTTTCCTTTCCCGCAGCTCTATCTAAGGTTTCCTGCCATTCTGCATCAGAAATTCCCGGCGGTCTGAATATTGTCCTACCACCTTTATTAAAACCTGTGACTTCTCCTGTTTCGCTGTCTGTGAGGACTTCGAACTCTGGTCTTTTTGTTGGTGGTTGTATAGGTGTTCTTTCTGGTGGTTTTATAATTCCTGTTTGTGCCTGCTGGTCTGCTATTCTCTTTTCTGTTTCTTGTTCTTTCGCCCTTTGGACTGCTGGAATTGCTTCTGCAAGTTTCCCGGTAATATCTCTAACAGGTTCAAGAGCAGCTTCTCCGAATTTCCTTATAGTGCTCTTTTTTTTCCTTGTGGTCTTAATTCCCGAAGTTTTAGGCATTTAAACTCTCCTCTTGAATATCTGATTGCTGAAATCCTAATTGTCCGGTGTTCTTTGCCTCATCTCTTTGTATATTTCCTGCTAAGCTTGGCGGTCTGTTGAATTTGAGCTTGATATTTAATTGAGCCCAGAGTTCTGCTTCTAAAAGTAATTGCTCTCTTGTGTAGATTGGCTCAAAAGTGAGATATCCTACTTTTGATGATGCTTCTGTGAAGTTCTCAGACGTGGCTATCACTCGGGGAACTCCAACAGCTTGGTAAAAGAAGTTTTCTAAGTAAGAAATCCACGCCTGAGTGTCCAGATATGAGATTGGAGTGTCTGGGAAGCTGTAATTGCCTTTTGGAACTAAAAGGACTTCTCCGTTCTTTATGGCGTTTGCATATTGCGTCTTTATTGTGCTTAATTTGCTTGTGTCTTCTGTATCTACTTCTATAATCCTGATTGTGCTTCTGTGATGCACTCTCCTTTTATCTGACATGGCTTCATTTCTCGCATCAATTACCCATTTAACTGCTTCAATAATAGAAATTCCATGCACTTCGTCAGTCACTCTTTCATTAACTAAGTGGAGCATATCTTCTGGTTGTATCTTCTTCCAGCTTCTATCCACCTGAATGTGTTCATATCTCTTGATTAATCCCTGTTTATCAAAGACAATTCTCACTCTGCTTGGATTTAAAGGCTTTAGATTGATTAATCTGTCATCTCTTTTAAGTATCTGAGCATAAGCATCTCCGTTTATCTTCTTTGTGACAAATAGATTGAATAATATTGAATAAATCGTGTCTTTCCCCTGTCCCCTCATATCTTCCAGTAAAACCTTAGTTCCTGTGTCAGTTTCAAAGCCCTTCCCAGTAGTCCAGATTGCTAAGGCATCTATGGCTTTCTTTAGTTCTGGAATTGCCTTATAATATCCGAAGTATTTTGTAAAATCCGGATTATTGTAGTAAAACTCATCTGTATATGGACTTTCCGGAGTTTCTAAACTAACAGAATAGTCTTTAATTGCATTATCCAAGTTTGTTGTTGTTGTTTGTCCTATGTTTGTGTCTGCCATTTAAATCGGTATCCTCACTGGTAATAGAATAAAGGCTATTGTGTCTATTGTTGGAGCTATGGACGAATTTGCATGTGCCTGCTCTCCTGTGGTTGCTCTCCCTATGGGGTCAAAATACATAAATCCTGAGTTGTTTGTGGCTATTACTGCCTGCAATCTCAGCTTATCTCCCCTTCCAAAGTTCTGTATCCTTGTTGGTGTAAATGTAAATGCTCTTTTCTTTATTTGTCCTAAGGTTTCATTTGTATCTGCAATTCCAGTTCCGATTGTTATTGTTGTTCCGTCTTTTGATACATAGATTAAGTTAAATGTTACGTCTAAATGTCCTGAGCTGAAAAAAGTCACAAAAAGAGGCTTATCCAATACTGTAAATGGTTTTTCTATGTCTTCCAAGTCAAAATTTAACGTTGCAGTTCCGCTGTTAATGTTTTCCATATCGCTGGGTAAATCCGGATTTGTTGTCAGTGCGAACTGATTAGTTCCGTTTTTCTTTCCACCCCAGAGATATAACTTTACATAACTAACTCCTGAGAATATATCTGTAAAATCTGCCTGTGGTCTGACTTCTTGATAGCTTGGGAATTCTTGCGGTAAAAGTGCCATTATGTTGCTCCTAAGTAAGTTTTTACTTTATCATCTTCTATAAGTCCTATATTTCTTCTAATGTTGTTCTCTAAAACATTTAATCGGGTAATCGAACTATTTAATCCGATGTTGTCTGTTTCATGTCTTATAATCTGCTGAGCCATTAATGATGAGCATAAATCTCCTAAAATCACTTTTCCATTTGTAGTCAGACTTGAATATTTTGTCACTAAATCCACTCTCGCAATATCACAGATTACACTTTCAGCTTCATCATTCCAGTCTGCAAGAATTTGTCCTGACTGAGAGATTGCTGTTGATATGTTTGCTCCTGCTTTTGCTATTGCCTGTCCAGAAGTGCAAAATGTCCAAGTCATCTTCTTAGTGCTCCTATTAATTGATTTATTCTTTTAATTAATGCTTCTATGAGAAGTGCCTGAGCATACTGGTCTGCACTGACTTCCACGTCGGCTCCTGATGCTGCAATCCCTATTGATGTTCCATCTATCGTAATTGTCATGTTAAATGTAAGAAATCCAAAGATTTAAGTTTTTCTCTTTTGCTAACCATGCAGCTCTAACCAGTCCTTCTACAATATGGGTGTAATTTCCGAATATTCTTATCTTAGTTTCACTCATCTGTGTTCTTATAATCTCCCACTGGACTGACTTTAAACTCACTATTAATTCTCCATCATCTAATAACTGAATATCACCTCTTTCCATCATTCCTAATAGATTGTCATACATATCTTCCTTGAATATTCTCTGAGTTTTCTTTCCATCTTTATCTATGGATACCCGCCTGTTGTTCATGGCTACTAATTTCCTTCTGATCTCTCTATCCTGAAATAAATGGTCAAATATAGATACTCCTAAAGTTCCACTTCCAGCATCTAATCCAATCTTATTTAATTTCCACTTTTCATTTAATTGTTTTATTAGGTCTTCTGATTGATTTGTATAAAGGTTCTTCTTTGTGATGTTTTCTACCTGAATGACTGTGTCTTTTGTTTTCTTTACAATCTCCATCGTAGTCTCATCACCGCCTAATCTTGCTAAGTCACAACCCATTAAGAAAATATCCTGAGAGTTTATCTGGCTTGGTCTTTTTGCCTTGCATACTCTTTCTATGAGCTCATCTGGGAAGAACTGCCTTAACTCATCTAAGAACTTTCCTAAGTATTCCTGTCCATATCTTAGTTCTGACATGTCTTTCTTTTCTTCTTCCAAGAACTTTATTGCTTCTGCTCTCTGATGTTCTGTCCAGCCCGAGCTTATAGGTCTATCCTGTATTACTTTCTCACTACTGATATGAAATATCTTAAATCTCTTATGTTTGTTCTGATAGCACTCATAGAAGTATCCGTGTTTTCCGTGAGGTGTAGAGCAAAGCCAGAGCTCTCCGCCTGTTGTTAAGAGTGTTGGCTTAGCAGCAGCCCACATCATCTCCGGCATCCTTGAAGCCTCATCTACTATTAAGACATCTCCAGTAAAGCCTCTTACTGCAGCTCCAGTGTTTCCTACTGGTCTGGCTCTTATCCAACTTCCATTCTTTAGCCTTATGATGTTCTGAGTGGGTTTCTGTCTTCCGGTTCTTATCTGCCCTTTTGAGTGCTGTTCCAAATAATTAAGACACATCTCTATTATGAGCTTTGCTTGGTCTTCTGTTAGAGATACTACCAATATTCTGCTTACTTTCCTGAGTGCCAGCTTACAGGCTTTCATAGCCATAATAGTTGTCTTTCCAACCTGCCTTCCAGTGCAGAGAAGTATATTGCCTTTTGTGTTGAGAACATCTTCCTGCCAGTCATCGAGGTGTATTAGTCTTTGCATGTTCCTCTTTAATCTTTAGTTCTGCAATCTTGAGTATCTCTTTGTTTAGCTCTATGCTGTTATACATAGTTTCTATTTCTTTCTCTACACTTTGACAATAATCTATAAGCCA